AAAGCGAAGTGACTCATTAACGGCCTGTGGTATAAGTGATCTATCGTTTAGAACCTCATCTAACTTGTTTTCATAGAATAGATCCAATGTTAGATACTGCAAGGCACCACCAGTAGAACCAGGCCCTGTCATCATTGGACCTAGTATCAGAGCAGGTACATGTAATCGTTTTGGATTGTTATTGATGTATTCGTTGAACACTCCAGGACCTGATGATGCTCTCATATTAGCACGAGCAAATAATGGTCTAAACTTTTCGTCTGCGTTTGGGTCTGGATGTTCCACTGATACAAGCGGGTGGTGCCTGTGTGTATGTAGTGTTAGTTGGTTGGCTTCTTCTTTGTCTAATGGTGAGTTTAGCATTTCAGTTGAGAACCAGGCACTCAATTCTTCTGTCACTTCTGAAATGTTAATGATATCTTTGTTTGATAGTAGTTCGTTTGCCTTTTCAGTAAAGGAGTCCGAAAGCCTTTTCATATGTTCTTTACCAAAGGCTGGCAGAACAATGTCCTTATACTCTTTATGTGTCGGGTTGTCGCTGGCACCTAGAGTTTTGCCAAACCTTTCACCACTTTCAATAAGCAAGTTGCCTTTGGCTGATGAAAAGATTTTAGGATTGTTTAGCACATAGAACACATCATCATATCGGGTGATGACATACACGCCATACTTTTCACACCAGTAGGCCTTATCTCTTGCTCTAAGGTCCTTATAGATTTCGAACCTGTTAAGTAGCCACTCGTTAGAGTGTGGATCATAGGACATTATTTGCTCTTATGCTCTGCCCAAAGTTTGTATAACTCTTTCTCTCTTTCGATAGCTTCTTTTTCCCATGGTAGGTTTTTGTAACCAACCAGGTTCTCGTTATACATTACTTTGTTCCACATTTGATAGTTACCCGAACACATATCAACTAACTCTTTACGGGCATACTGCTTAACATGGACTAACTCGTGTGCCAATGTTCTTAGTAGATAGACAGGGCCAAGATCGGCTTCTATCTCTACCTCAAACTCTCTATGATTATGGTTTTTGGCATCGATATCAGTCCATGTGGCCATTCCGAAACACTTGGTGTTTTTGTAGAAGTTCTTACGTAGTCTGACCTTCACAAGGACATTCTTACTAAGGCGGCGCCCCAGAAGTTGATCACAAAAGAATAGAGACGCCTCTTTGATTTCACGCTTTTCCATCTTTTTAGCTGATCCGTATATTCTGATCTGCGCCATTTTCCCTCTCAGGTAAAGATGTGACTGTAATCCTTAAAATCACTAATCACACAAATTCCATCCTCCGTATATCCTACATCATTCTCTATATTCTCGGCGAAGTCAAGAGCCTCGTTTAGAGTATAGAAGACCTCGGATTCACCGAATGTGGAGACAATCGCTGGAATGTCTCCATTATATTTAGCGGTTTTGTCATTCCACTCACCATAGATGTTATCGATGGCGGTGGCATGAGAGACCCGGTATTCCGGGCCTTTCTCTGTTTCTGTTAGGAAAATGTAGATACCATTATCGGCTGACATTATTCTTCATCCTCATCATCGGCAAAGAAGGTATGGACGACCAGCTTAATGAACCAGTGAACCATGAAAGGACCCCATAGAGGTGCGAGAACCTCTAACCAAGTCCAAGTTTCAAGATGCCCAGTCAATCGTAGACCGATGAACAAAAGAGCAAGACCATCCATAAAGTTAATCGGAGCCTGGGAAGCACCGAGATTGATCACACGAACATTCTGCATTTTGTTGTCCTCATCCTTTGTTCTACCGGGTAAGTTAATAGGCATTTACTTCTTCTTTCCTTTGAGACGGCGGGCTTTACGCTTAGTTGAACCAATCTTACGACGACCTTTTCGAGGTCGGTTCTTATGTGGGTGGGCCATATATCACTCCTTCAATAGTTGTTTCACTGAATCAATACGGAATGATCGCCAACCACCTGCATCGATATCCCATACGGCTTGGACATTATCATTCAACTGACGACCGGTCTTTGGAACTTGTCCGTCATACTCTGATAGCATAGCAGGCTCCACTTGTGGAACATATAGGTCGGAAAGTGTGGCTCGCATAGTGCGTTCCGTTCCGTCGGTCTTTTCAAACACAACGGTAACAACTCCATTCTTTAAATCCTCACGCAAAGCAAACTTATCAATCATCATGCTCTTCCTCTTCCAAATCATAATCTTCTTCCCATGCATATTCACCATATGCATCTTCATAGATATATACTTCGCAGGACCAATCTTCTTCTACCAATTCAAGCATGGTAGTTTCGGTTTCTCCATCAGAGACCTTATTTTCACGCAACCACTTGTCGGTCATTTCGTATGCCTCTTGTTCAGTAACATACGTTCCTATTCTAACTGTTCCTAACTGTGCAGATTCTAACTCGGATACCCACATGATTTGTTTTCCTCATTTAGCAACTTTTCTAACTCATTATAACCGCCGATGAACGCCTTGTCAACTGTTATTATAGGAAAAGTTCTCGCATCCGGGAACATTTCCAGAATGGTGTCACGGTCAAAGTCCTTGCCTAACTTATAGACAACATGATCCTTTGCCTTGAGTTTTAATAGGGTGATTGCTTTGTCGCAGAATACACATTGATCTTTTGAATACACTGTAATCATTATAACCTCATTTAGATTAGAAAGCTGTGACAGGTGGTAAATGCTCCATCGGAGATTTTGGATTTGGCTTGCGTGGGCAGCAAAGTTCGATTGTTATATTGTTAGGGTCAATATCAAAGATACTACGATACTTGTGTTTCTTTTCCATCTTATGTGGTGTTATCATAACACCTAATACCATCAATGTCAAGATAAGATGTTTCACTTCTTCACATAAGATGTTTCACTTCTTCACATGGGACTTTCTTACTCTGACCATAATCCACGAGTTGTAATACGCTTCCGATAGCAGCGCATCCCTGTCAAACTGCTCCTTCGCTTCATAATACGACGCTTCGCCTTTGCTCTTACATAGACGGATGATTTCTCGGGTGAACTTCTCCTTACCGAAGATTTCCACATGTTGTAAAAGTTCTTTATTGCTGCCATAGTAATCCAGCCAATCGGAGTCAATCTGTTTCTTTACTCGTTTGCCTTTCTTCTTGGCTGAACGAGTAAACTTGAACAGTTTCTTTCCAATATACTTTCGACCTGTTGGAACACAGGTGATAACATAGACGAAGGCTTGATAGCCTTCTGGTACTTCTGTAAATGGTTCGTTTTGATAGGTCCACATAGACCTATATATTATTCTTCGTAGTCACTCAATTCAGGTGGATACTTTTCATTATAGGCTTCATCAAACGACGGATCGATGTTTAGATAACCGTCGATGCCCTTAACTTCAAACTCCTCTAGAACCTCTAATAGTATATCATACATTGCTTGCCTATTCTCAGCATCAATGTCACTCTCTGATAAAAGTTCTATAAACTGTCCAAATATGGCTGCTCGTTCTCCGGCCATTACTGTTTGTCCTTTCTAAAGTAAGACATATAGGCTTGGAACGATTCAACCATCATTTTGTATCCAATATTGGACACTACCATAAAATTTCTATACCACTCATAAGAGGTACTCCTAGCCAGTATGTCTGGGTTTTTTTCTTTCTTCTTTCGTTTATGCTTCTTCTGTAATAGTGCCTTATCATTTATCATCATCTCAAAATATTGTATTCTCTTTTCATTCATTTGCTGACAAGAAAGCAAGTAAGGATCAGGACCCATCACCTTTCTTGCCTTTCTCATCTTCTTTGCTATGTGTCTAGCAACATGCAACTGTTCATGTAAGATTTCATCCAGTTCATTCATAAAATTTCCATAGTGAACAATGCACGAGTGTATAGTTCTGGATCATATGGAATCTTCTGTCTAGAAAAGACAACAAACCCCATGTCACCAGGTTTCATTACCTCACGCATGGACGTGCCTGTGGTCCATACATCATCGACCACAAGACGAATTGGATTCTTTGGATTAACATACTTCTGTAAAGCATTGGCTAGCTTAGTGCCGCCTCTTGGAATGCCATAGACAGAACCAAACTGGGTCTTTTCACTAATCATCTTAGCAAGACATTCCCAATCTTCGTCTGTGAGTGCGTCACATTCAATCTTCCATTCTAGTTCATTACCAGCATGGGAGATAAAGTTGCCAAGTTGAAATAGGTTCATGGTACAATCCTAATAGTTGTGTCTGAATCCTGCTTTACAATGCTATAAAGAGTAGCAGCATTGCTTGGAGAAAGGCGAACGCAGCCGTGAGAAGCGGGTCGACCCAAAGCACCAACATGAGGAGTAGCGTGAATTGCATAACCACCGCTAAAAAAGATAGAATGAGGCATCGGGGCATTGTCATATTTCTTTGAATAGTGCATTAGTTGAAGGGAATAAGGATGGAAAGTACCAGTGGGAGTATAATAACCTTTGCGGGCGGTTGAGACTCGCCACTGATACGATCCATAATCACTATCAACCTGCATCATCTGGTGCGACTTGCTAATAGTGATATTAGTTTCTGCTGCGGCTGGTGTAGAAAGTAGCATCATAGCAATCAATAGTTTCTTCATTCACTTCTTCTCCATATATGTAGCACATGAGGCAGGTAGTTTATTATCATACTTACAATAGGCGGCGATTAGATTTCGCATTATCATTCTTCCAGTTTTTTAGTTGCTCTCTCAATACCTTTTTCACGATTTTTAGTTTTTCTAAAATGGTGTGACATATAACGCATATTCTGTATCGGATCTTTACTTCCATCACCACTATCATATGCCCGTGAATGTGCTGCTTTGCTTTCACCAGCCTTTTTGATATAAGATTTTAGTGTTTC